TGCAAGTTCGAAGCACTCGCGACATACACCGTCGCCGTTCTCATAGACGCACTCGTGATCTTCACTTGGTGCTACCGCAGCGTCGGCGGCGGGAGTGCCGTAGAGCCTCATACCTTTTTGCATATCTTCCAAGTCCTCTATGACGGCTTCGATGTGTTTGTAGCCGTCAACATCTTCACAGACTTCCGCGATCCACATATGAGAGTGGCCTTCTGCGAGTGTCTTCAGTGTTTCTTCGACAGCCATGTAAGCGCATTGCCACATGTTCGTGCCGGGGCATGCACTTGCTTCCTTTGAACAGTCGTGCGCGATCTTCGCTATTTGTGTTTCTGTCAATACGCTCGGTGCGCGCATCGCATCAGACGGTGCAGCGTTGAGCAACGCCCGCAACACATCAAGGCTATGCATATGCTCATGGGGACTGCGCCCCCACATGACGCGGATGGCGCAGTCAATCGCCTCGCGTTGTTCGTCGGTCAGCTTCATTGCTGGTCCCCTTCGGTGGCGCGTGCATAGTCCGCGATCTTCTTTGCGAGTTCCTCGTCCGGCATCCCGAGCGCGAGCGCAATCGCCTGACGCACCTGACTCGCTTGCGAGCGTGAAATCGTCGGCAGGCGCATCCCGAGCTCTTCCGAATAGTCAGTCACTTGCGAACGGATGAAATCGCACGCCTCAGTGTAGGGATAACGGCTCACGATGCCTCTCCTTCGGAATGGGACTTCAGGGCGGCGTCGATGGCGCGGTCCAGCTCACCGCCCGTCACGAGGCGCACAGCCGGGATCGTGCCGACAGCATGTGAATACATGGATGCATGCACGTGCTCACAGGGCGGATTGATGTTCACGCCATCCTTGCAGCGCTGATCGAAGTTACGCAGCCACCGATACCGCGCCGCATCGCGCGCATCGACCGTCAGCGTTACCGCCTGCTGCACAAAGGAGGAGCCCGGTTCGGGAGGCAACGGCATCCAGTGCGTCGGCTCGACACGCCAGCAATTCGGAACGTCATCAGCTTCCACTGACGTTTCGAACCAGCCTGGCTCAACGTCATCTGGCTCCTCCCAATCCTCCGCAATGTACGTTTCTGACATCCATTGGCCACGCACCGTCCGCCATTTGCCTGCCGCGTTCGAATAGCCGAGCAAAACGGTGCGGCCGGTCTTGGGTGCCGTCTCGATCGGTTGCCACGCCACCGCCTCGGCCCGCGCAGCATCTGCTACTGGAGCCTGCGGAGCGGCGGCGAGCGCCTTGTACCATGCCAGCGCCGGGTCGCGCTCGTTGCGAAAAATCTCCGCGAGCATTTCTGGCGTCGCCTTGATAGGCACGAGCTTCCACCCTTCCGGTACCGCTACAGCTTGCGTTGCCTCTGCGGGAGCGGAGAGAGCGTCGAGCAGGTCGCGGATGACCGTCGCGCTGGTGGCGTCATCTCCGGTGATCGCGTCGATGCACTCGCCGCTTTTCTCGCTGTGCTCGATGAACTCGCGCAGCACTGCGGCTGTGTAGCCGCCGTATTTCTTGTCCATGGTGGTTCCTCTATGCGGCAAACAAACCGGTCTGGATCGGCGCATGCTCGCGCTGCCAGAACGTCGGGGCCTGATGGGCTTCGATGCGCTCGCGCATCACCTGCGCGCGGGCTTCCTTCGTGGGCGGCGTATAGGGACCGCGCCACTTGCTATCAATGCCGATGTTCTGGCCAATGTTGGTGCTATCCGCACTTGCGAACGGGAAACGCGTGAACACATCGGGATTGAGCATTCGCAGACCGTGGAGCTTGCAGACAGGACGTCCGTCGCGATCACAAACTACGTCCATCGCTTCGGCCATGCGCTGATACCAGGTCGGCGTGCCAACATTCGCGAATTCGCCGGAACTGCCAAGGCAGACACGCGGCCATGCGAGCGCGAGACGTTCCAACCGCCCAAGCGACTCGTGCAGGTGCCATACCGGCGCACCGACCCATGGGGCGCGTTCGCGCCATGGCCATTCATCGATCAGCGCATCATTCGCAGCTTCGTCTCCGTCGATCACATCGGGGATCACGGCGAAATCGAACGACGGATAGCGATGAAGTTCAGCCACCCATTCATAGAATGGGTTCCAGTCGGAAACCGGCTTGCCTTCGCGCCACGCAGAGAATGCGCCGTTGTCCACAGCGAAGGTCTGGCACACGTCTATTGCGAGGCTGAGTTGTTCTGGATGCTGGAATGACACGAACGCGTGGCCGCAATTGACCGCGCGGGCTGCGGCAGTCGCAGGCGTGATCGGTAGGCCGTGATAGTGGATCACGCGAAACCCCGGCGCGTCTCGATATCGACGCCGTGATGGCGCGCCCTGATCGTCTGGCGACCATCGAAACGAGCATGCAGTTCGTCGGCGATCGCCTCGTGGTAAGCGCGCCTGTGCAGCGCCACCGCCGTTACGATGTGCTCGACCTGAATGACCGCCTCCGTCTCGATCGTCAGTTCATAAACGATCGGCCTTTCGTTGTTCGGGCACAGGCTCACGAACTGATGCCGGTAGATGTTGCTCATCGTTTCCTCTAGCGTTAGGCGGTCAGGGCTTCGTCGGCTGCTGCGCGACAGAACCTCGATAGCTCTTCGTGAACGCTGCATCGACAGCGCGGCCGCGGTCAGTCAATTCGCGTTTCGTCCTGAGCAAGGTCACTGTTCTCGAATGGATCGCGCTCATCGTCAACCGGCTCATCGTCGCCATCGAACAGCCCAATCGGCTTATCCGGCGGCGTCAGGTCGATCATGATTTCCTGCTGGAGGCGCGTCGCGACCTTGCCGTGATCGGCTTCGTCCTTCGGATGCGCCTTGACCTTGAAGCTGATGCCGACGCTGCCGCCTTCCTGCGCGACGAACCGGATATCCTTCAGGCTGCACTCGGCCAGTAGAACGTCTTCTGAACTGCTCGCGCCGATGTGGAAGCGCAGGATATAGCCTTCGTACTTGCGATCCCATGCGAGGTTACGCATGAACGGGAAGCGCAGCTCGGTCAGGCCTTCATGCTCCATCGGCAATTCGCCGGGTGTCGGCAGCGGCTTCCTGAACAGCATCGGCCGCAGGTTCGTGTCGAACTGATCGAGCAGGGTGCTGGAGCCGACGAGATACAGGCCGATGGAGATGGCAGGCTGGCGTTCCTTGCCATGCTTCTCCGACACATTCGTCACACTGACGATCTTCGCGAGGTGATCCGAAACGGTGAACATGAAAGCTCCTATTGGGATTGCTTCGGTTGGCGTGCTGCGAGATCGCGAATGCGTGCCGCAACGCGCGGCGGCACTGCGATGATCTGGCCGCCGTCGAGCGCGGCGAATGCGGGGCGCAGCAGTTCGCGGTCGACGGGTGGTAGGTCAGCGTGGCGGATGGCGGCGAGGTCGCGCCAGAGGTCGTTGGAGGTGGTCATGCCGCACCTCGCGCACGCAACATGGCGTCGGCAATCGCATATGCCGCGGTAGCGATTCGATCGCCGGGCTGCGCACCATCCATGTCGAAATTCGAGGTGCAGTGAATCGCACTCGACAGATCACCATCATTGAGCGGCTCCGCAAGCAGGCCGCTCAGGGCCTTCGCCGCAAAATAATCTCGCAGCGTCATGCCATCGCACGGTGCATGGCCTTGGTACGACTGGCCTTCGTTGAGCGGGATCGGAAACGCCGGGCCACCGTTGTTGATTTTCTCGCTCATGCTGCACGCTCCATCAGCCGTTTGATCAGCGCTTGCACCTCGGCCTCGAACTGCAACAGACCAGGTAGCAGCGTGCCGTTGATGAACTCGTCGTCACGCTCGACGCGCTGCGTATACAGCCGCAGGTCTTCACGCATGCGTGGGTCATAGGAGGCGAACAGCCACCAGCGCCGGCCGGTCACGAACATGCCACCCTGAACCTGCGCGATGTGGTCAGCCGGCATGCCTTCGAGCAGTGTGCGGATGTGCACGGCCTCATCCATCGGGCATTTCGATTCGTAGCCACCGTCATCATCGATCAGGCCATCGGGCGACGCACCGATGAACGGATAGCGCTCGTGAGTGACGAACTCGGCCGGCTGGATGATGAATCCGGTTTCCAGTTCGACGGCTTCGCGCGCGAATGCCTCGACGTCGGTTCCCCATTGGGTGGCGCGGCCGCCGACTTCGTGCTTCGGCACTGACGCGAGGCGTTCGAACACGATCTCGCGCAGATAGCGGTTGCGCGTGTCGGTCGATACGCGCGGCTTCGGCAGCCCTTTCTTCGGGCCGGTCTTGTAGACGTCTCCCGGCTCGCCGCCGGTGAAAGAGAGGGCATCGGCGAAGCGGCTGGCCGTCAATTTCCCGGCGCGCTGCGCACGCCATTCATCGGTGCGCTGTTCGATGACGTCACTCATCGTCGGCTCCCGGTTCGCGGTCGGCATGTGCCTGCTCGACGTCTTCATGGTTGTCGATCGACTGCGTGTTCACGTCGACTGCGGCGATGTTCTTCAGGCGCGCGAGTTCGGCCGTGCCGATTGCCTTGCGATCTTCCTTCGTGAGCTTGCTCCACGCCTCGGCAAGGGCTTCAGAACCATAGTCGTTCGCTACCGCTTCCAATTGCAGGATCAGTTCGGCATGGCGATCGGTACGCTCGATGCGCGAACTTTCGGCCGCCTGCTGAGCGATTTGTTTGGGAGTTGCGCGCGGCGTGATGTCGCGCTCGATAGGTTCGATGTCTATTGCCTCCTCGGCGCCGCCCATGCCGCGCAGCAAATCCGACGCAGCATCTCGGGCGGCGAACCAGAAAGCACGCCATGCCATTTGACGCCAGGGATAGGATCTCCACGGCCCTTCTTTATTCCAGAGGCCAGCAGTCTTTGCGTTCTCGACCGAGAACGTGCGCTCTACCGGCGGCCGGCCGGGCCGCGTAATCCTGCAACGCGCACGCTGCGACTGCTGGACGATCTCAATGTCGTCCTCCTCGATGATGCAACCGGCGGCCAACAGCAGCGCCTTTCCTGCGTCGCCATAGAGATTCGGCTTCCCATTGATAGGCGCGATGCTTTGCAGCGCCTGAAGCGGCTTCAGGCCGATTTCAAATCCCCATTGCATCGCGATGAGGCAGTCTGCGGGCTTGCCGCGATATGCCTTCGGAACAATTTCGCTTCTCGAAAGCTGCTCGGCAAAGGTCATCGCTTCGTCTAACGATCGCGGTGTCAAATCGAACGCCATCGGCGCGGCGCTCTGGGTGGGTTGCTTAATGATGTCAGACATTCTGTGTGCTCCTGTGCGCGAGACTGAGCCGCGCGGCGGTGAGTGGATCAGACGGTTTCGGGGGCGGTTGTAGCGGGGACGTCGTAGATGAACAGCCAGTAGAGAACCGTGGCTGCCTCGACGTTGTAGTGAGCGCCGATCACATCGACGATGGCATCCAGCCCCGGTCCGCGCACGAGGAAGTCGTCACGCTCGCGGCGTGCAGCCTCTCGGGCCTCGGCTTCTTCCCGCTCGCGCTGTTCGCGCGCCAGGTGTTCGGCTTTTTCGCGCTCGGCCGCAAGCCGCGCTTCTTCGCGTTCCTGCGCTTCGCGCTCTGCCCGAGCAAGTTCGGCTTGCCGGCGCTGCATTTCCTCGCGCTCCGCAGCCATGCGACGTTCTTCGGCTTCCAGCGCGGCACGGCGCTCAGCGTCCTCGCGAGCCTGCTGTTCGCGGCGCACGGCTTCCTCGGCTTCACGGCGCTCGCGTTCGACACGCTCCCGTTCGGCGCGCGCCGCAGCGTCACGGCGTTCCTGTTCTGCACGTTCGGCAGCGACACGGTGCTGCTCGGCTTCGAACGTTGCGCGTTCGCGTGCCAGACGCTCGCTTTCTTCGGCAACGCGGCGCGCCTCGGCTTCCTGCGCGAGCGCAGCGGTATGCATCGCATGCAACTTGCCAAGCGTCTCGCCGCGGGCGGCCTCGGCGTTTCCAGTCATTTCCGCGAAGCGTGTGATGTCGATTTCAAGCGCCCCGAGATCCTCGATTTCGATCTCGATACGCTCTGACGGCAGGCCTACACAGCGCGATGCGATCGCGCGGATGTCGTCGATGTGCTCACGGATTGCAGCGATGCGACGCGCCTCGGCTTCGACTTTCGCCCGCTTCTCAGCCGCAATGCGCTCGTCCCAATCATCGCGCAGCGAAAGCAGGCGCTGTTCTTCCGGCTCGATGATCGCGACCAGTTCGTCTTCCTCGGCGATCACGGCTTTCGAGAACTTCGTCGCGTCGTCGCGCGCTTCCTTGCCGGTGCGGCGGATTTCGGTGCGCCGGCCACGCAGCGTCATGGCAGCCGCATGAGCTTGATCGCGCGCCGCCGCATTCTTGATCTCGACGATGGAGGTCGATTGAGCGACGAGTTCTGCGAGTTTCGTACGGTTCTCGCTGGAGTTCAGCGCGAGCGACGCGCGCTCGACGACGGTCAATTCGGTGGATTGCTTCTGGCTCATGCGTGGACTCCAGGAAGAGCGCCAACGGCCGAGCCGTCAGCATTGAGATACGCGAGCGCGAGCATGCACACAGCAGCGATCGCGAGCGCGACGAAATAGGCGGCGACAGGGCTGCGCGCGTGGAGGCGTTCGAGCAAGGCGACGAGGTAGTCGAAGGGCGTTTTCACTGTGCTGCCTCATTGACCTTGGTGTTAATGGCGCGCTCACTATCGACGAAGAAGTCTTCGTGGCCGTGCTCGACGCCGTTTCCGTCCATGAAGACGAAGTGATCGCCGATATGACATACGTCGAGCTTTCCGCAGACATCGATCCGATAGAGGCCGGTCTGGACTTCGAAATCGTTGACGGGCCACCAGATGCGCTTTCCGTTGTGATCGCGATCACCCGCCAGAAAAGGCTGCGGCAGGCTGTTGATCCAATCCATGTCGAGCAGGTCTCGCGATTTATTCACCGCGTCACCCCGATCACAAACGCGACGTACCAGACTGCGCCGACCAGCACGAAGAGGCCGAAGGCCGCGACGCGCGTCATGAGCCGATGCACGCGCTCGCACGATGCGAGCAGGGCGTTATCGTTGGTGATGCGCATCACGACTGCTCCCCGGTGAAGTGCACGCCGCGAGGTGCCTGCTCTGCGATCGACTTGCGCAGCAGCGCTGCGTGCACGTCGAGGAAGGCGGCGAGGGCCTGACGCCTCAGGCTCGACGTCGGCGAGCGAAGCTCTGCGACTGCGTCCTCAATGTCCTTTGCAAGCCCTTCGCAGCGGGCCACAGGTAGCGTCACCATCAGTCGGTCTCCTGCTCGTATTCGTCGTCTTCAGCCTGTGGTGCAATCACGTCGCCTTCGCATTCCGGGCAGACATCGCGCCAGTCGTGATGTACGCCCCGTGCACCCCAGTATTCGTAGCTACCGATCCCAAAGTCGACTCGGACCGTGCGTACGTTGCACTCACATCGCGGGCAAAAGCCGTAGGTGCCTTCGTCCTGGTCGAGGTCGGGTTCGATGTGGAGACGCATGGCATATCTCACAGGCGCCCGCGGGCGGAACGTCGGACTTTCGCGGCGATGTCGAGTTGATCACGACGGCCTTCATGCGCAAGATCATCGAAGGCGTTCAGCGTAAATGCGGCGTGAGCGCGCCTTTGAGCCACGCGCTCAGCGGCCTTATAGGCGCCGTATGACTCGGGGAGGTTGGCCTGCCATGCACCGACGGCGCGGGCGCCGCAGGACGGCACACCTTTCTCGATGACCCATTCGAAGTGAGCATCGCCAAGCACGCGACGGGCGACGTCTTCGCCCATTTCGTCGTGCCAGTAGTTCGGGGCGGATTTCATGGCGCGCCTCACTCGGCCTCGACGGCGTCGTCGACTTCGGTTTCATCCGCTTCCTGTATTCGCGCTGCGGCGAAAAGCGCAAGCAACTGAGGATAGAAGCGCAGCGCCGATTTGCCATCCATCGCGGCGATTTCCTCGCGCGTGAATTCCGGCCATTTGTTGATGGGGTGGCACTGGCAGCCGGCGCGCAGATGGTCGTCGGTGATAGTGATTGAGTAGCGCAGACCGGAAATGAGAATCGGAGAGCGCGAGCACTTTTCGGAGACCCACGCGTCGCCGTAGACCTGCGCGTTGCCGTAGACCCGCGCGTCGCCGTAGACCTGCGCGTTGCCGTAGACCTGCGCGTCGCCGTAGACCTGCGCGTCGCCGTAGACCCACGCGTTGCCGGAGACCTGCGCGTCGCCGTAGACCTGCGCGTCGCCGTAGACCCACGCGTTGCCGGAGACCTGCGCGTCGCCGTAGACCTGCGCGTCGCCGGAGACCCACGCGTTGCCGGAGACCCGCGCGTTGCCGGAGACCTGCGCGTCGCCGTAGACCTGCGCGTTGCCGGAGACCCACGCGTTGCCGGAGACCTGCGTCAAGTTCTCCGTACCGGCAATCCAGCCACCCAGCTCACCCGGCTGCACGGCCGGCGTATAGAGCGTCGCCGAGATCGCGACGAGCGCGCGGATACGGCGCACGACGACGCCTGGAGCGATGACCTTCTCTTCGCCGGTGAACTCGTATCGGAGTTGGGGTTGTGCGTCGGGCGCTGCGGTCGCTTCGGAGTGGGTCATGGTGGCCTCGCTGTGGGTGAGGCCGGAGCCTCGGGGCGTCGGGGGACGCATTAGTAGCACTGCTTCCAGACGAAGAATAGCAGCAATCCTTCTATTGTCAAGAGCAATGCTTCTAATTTGGGCCAAAAAAAATCCCCCGACGTGCGGAGGATGGTCAGGTCAGTAGGGGCTCGTTGTGCAGTTAACTGCACCGAATGTTTGAGTGCATCGGGTGGTGCTTTGCCGGGGAGTAGTTTGCTGTATGACCGAAGGCGCTGGCACTGGCTGATAAATGGGCGCAGGCGTCGCGGCATGGGCGGCCTCAATAGCGCCAAATGCCTGTATGCGTGCAGCGTTGAGTTGCACTTCGTTTTGAGCAGCCCGTTCTTGCTGGTGAGCCTGGATATCGAGAAGGGAACTCTTCATTTCCCGAGCAGATGCGGCGCGCGCCGTATTGAATTCCCCGAAGGAAAGTTTCCCCGAATAGAGCTGAGAATAAAGAGCAGCTGCGGTCGTGTCGGCGCGCTGAAAAGCCTCTCCAACGGCCGCTCCAAAATCTCGCGATATGACGGGAATTCCGTCGTCGTTGCATTGCTGCCGGGCTGCCGCTAGCTGGGAGATTATTGGGAGTTGAGCGGGGGTCGGGTAGGATGGGTCATTCAGCTGCGCCAGCGTTGCCTTCGTGGAGTCCAGAATGGGCATCGACGCTTGCAGCGATGAGGTATCTATCGCGAAAATGCGCGCCTCGCAAGTTCGCTTAAGGGCTGCGAAATCTGCATCATTCCTTGATTTGATCTTCGCTTGTTCGTACTGGACGCAGCCGGATAATGCGACAAGGATGATGATCCCAACCAAAGGGCGGATTCTCGGTCTCATAGTCTCTCGGTGTTCTATTTTGATAGTCGGAAAGCGGGATGACCCGTGCTGCGGTGGCCCTCTTAGCCAGCCCTGCGTGTTTCTCGTGGGTGGGCCTCTTCCCACTCTGCAATGAAGCCTAGAAGCATTAGCTCGGCTTTTCTTTTCTGGCTTTCTGGCATGCGGTCGTAACGAACTCGGTCGAAACTGAACGGCCATGCGTTGTCGTTGCGCACGATCCCCGCTTTCATAGCGGCGGCCACGATTTCCGCTGGCGCGCCTGCGACGATTTGCGGCCCGATATCCATCGGGTCCACGGCCAGTACGCGGCAGAAGGCAAAGAGCGCCTTTAGATTGAGGGGGATCGCCCCTCGGAGGTATTGCCCGACGGCGCCCTGAGATCCCAGCCCTGTCTCTTTGCCGAGCCATTCCTGAGTTGCCCCCGGATTTTGTGCCTTGTACAGCGCCCACGCATCGCTTAGACGGCGCGCGGCTGCCCTTTCTTCGGCGGTCAATTCGCGTCGATTTTTCATATGTCGATTCTATTAGCGCAACTTCTATTTGGCGCGGGTGCTTGAAAAGCAGTGCTTCTTGAGTAAAATAGGAGCATTGCTACTAAGGAGGCGTCATGCGACTCGATGAGTACATGCGCGAACACAGGCTCACTCAAGCTGCGCTTGGTGCCCGGCTAGTACCGCCGGTTACTCAGTCCCAAGTCAGTCAATGGTTCCGCGGAATTACGCGTATCACGCTCGAACAGGCGCTGCAGATTCAGGTATTGAGCGGTGGCCTTGTGACACCGGCGGATTGCGCTGACGTGCGCCGTACCGATTCCGAATCCACCACCCAGGCGGCCGCATGACCGACATCGACGGCCCTTACGAGACGTTCGCGGGCCTCAATCCGGTGCCCGAAGTCTTTCCGCGAAGTCGCTACGTGACCGTTTCTCAGTCTCCGACGAGCGTTTCGAGCGTCGCGCGCAGTGCACGCTCGTATGTTGCGTGGGTCTCTGGCGTCTCGCGTGCCGATGTCGCGGTCAGGTGTGTCGCAGCGGCGCGCAACACCACAGCCACATCGCTGGCATTCGGATGGGTGCGCAGGAGCGCCCGCGTGGACGTCATCAGCAGATCCAGCTTCGCCTGTTGCTCCACCAGACATGCCAGCACGCGCGGATCGGTATTGATCGCGTTGCTTTCTTGTTTCTTGCGTTGGCGATATGCGAAGTACCTCGGGTCTTTCCACACAAAGACGAATCCAAGGATGGCCACGATGACCACTGCGCCGAGAGCATTCATTTTTTTCTCCTCTGGTTGTCCGACGGTGCCTTTCCCGGATTCTGACACGCGAGGCGATGGCACCTTTCTGGCCGCGCACAGTGCCTGCGCATCGAATAACAGATGTTTTCCGCGAGGGGTTCATGCGCTGCACACGTGCTGAGTTACGAAACGATTTCAAAACTCGCTTGCGCGACGAGGTTCCTTCCATTTCTTGAGATTGAAGTCATGAGCACTGTGGAAACAGTTTCGCCGGACGCGATTGAAAGCGCACGCGTGCTCGGTGCACGCAATCGCGCCGAGATATTGCGCGCGGTTTCACGCGTCACGCAGGCGTATGCGGCCGATTGCATGGGCGTGTCCGCGAGCACCGTGAGCCGCGCGCTGGAAGATTGTGACCGCTGGTCGCTGATGCTGGCCGCGCTCGGTATGCAGGTCGTCACTGCGGGTTCAATGGTGGTCGATCCGCATGAACTCACGGCCCTCGAAAGCATGGCGCTCAAGTACCTGGAAACCCGGCGCCAGCAGCGCACGCAGGAGGATCGGCCGTGAATACGCTGCTGGTGGTAGTCGTCGCCTGGATCGGACTCGCCGTCGCGCTCGCGGGGCTGTTCTGCTGGCTGATGCGGGGGAGAGCATGAGCGAAAATCCGTCACGCAGCAGCTGGTTCTGGTGGGGCTGGTGGCTCTTCATCTGTCTGTTGCCGACCGCTGTCGTGCTTCTGAAAGGGGGCTGACATGGCCCGCGCACGCAATATCAAACCCGGCTTCTATACGAACGAAGACCTGGCCGAATGCTCGGTCTGGGCTCGCTATATCTTCCCGGGCCTGTGGATGATGGCGGACCGCGAAGGACGCCTTGAATACCGCCCGAAAAAGATCAAGGGCGAGCTGCTTCGTTTCGACGAGCAATCCGCAGAACCCTTGCTGGATGAGCTTCAGCGGTGGGGCTTCATTGAAATCTACGAGGTCGATGGCCGCTCCTACATCCAGATACTCACGTTTCAAAAGCACCAGAATCCTCACCACCGTGAGGCTAAAAGTGACATTCCACCACCCAAAAGCCCTGGGCTTTTACCCCTTGGCACGGATTACAAGCCTGGGGCTACTAATGGCTTGGATGATACAGAAGCCCAGGGAAAGACCCAGGAAAGCCCTGGAATAGAAGTCGAAGATGCGACTTGCCAAGGGGGTCAAGCCGTGCTGATTCCGGATTCTCTGATTCCTGATTCCGGATTCTCTGATTCCCCCATCGGTGCTAACGGCGGCGGCGGTACATCTCGCGTGCGCGACGAAAATGCGCCGCTCGCCGCCGCCGAGATCTCGAAGTCGCTTATCGGCTGGGAGCGGCAGCGGAACAAGGCCGCACGCGGCATCAGCGCGAGCAACCAGCAGGTCATCAACCTCGCCGACATGCGCGTCGCAGCAGCAGAACTGCGTGTCGCGTATGACGACGCCGTTGCAGATCGCCTTGCGACAGGCGATCCAGACCCGATCAATGCCGGGTTCATCCGTTCGATCGTCGAGCGCAATCGCCGGCCTCAGGTGGCCCGTGCTTCGCCGACGAATCTGCGCGACGAATCCCGCCGCCGAGCCTACGAAGTCCTCACCGGCAAGACGCCGGCCTCTCAACCCGAACCCGGAGTGATCGATGGGAACGTCAAACTCATCGGCTGACCTGTGGCCGCAGGACGCGGCGCCGCGCCATTGGGTGGCTGCACTCTTCGAAAAGATGGCCCGCATGTGGGGCAATACCTTCCTCGACAAGTGGCGCGATACCGATCTCGAAGGCGTAATGGTCGAGTGGGGAAAGGGGCTCCGCAAGCTTTCGACCTCGGAGTTGAAGGCGGGCGTTGATGCGCTGCTGACGCTCAAATTCCCGCCAAACCTTCCGGAGTTTTACGCACTGTGCAAGGCGCGTCGCCTCGTCGAAGCCGCAACTGAGACGGTCAAGCTCAACGACCAGACCAGGGCCGATCCGGAGCGCGTCGAACAGTGTCTCGCGGGGATGCGCCGCGTCAGCGCGGCATTCACGCAGGCCAAAGAGCCGACTGCCGAATGGGCTTTCCGTCTGCTGATCCGCGGTGGCACTCCGTCGGGCGCTTTGCTCAGCGCCTCCGTCGTGAAGTGCGCCTACGACGCGATCTGCTCAAGCGCAGGGCGTCGTGCGGTGGAAAACGCATCGGGAGAGGATCGCGAGACGTTTTCCGATCTTTATCGCTCATGCGTCGAGGGTGCCCGCAATGCGGGGCAACGCCTTTGGGAGACGCCATGACCGCCACCACGCGCGCGCAAAGCGCGATTCTTCCGGCCGAAAAACCGGCTGATCCGAACGACGACACCCGGAGCCTCGAATGCTGATCGCGATCGACCCAGGTATCCGCGGCGCGATAGCGCGCCTGAATCACGCCGATGCGCCAGTCGTGCGCGACATGCCGATCCGCCCGAAGCAGGGCAACGGAAAGGTCCGCAACGAGGTCGATCCGAAGGCGTTGCAGGCGATCCTGCGCGAACTTGTGCCGGCCGACGAGCGCGGCCTGGTCGTCATGGAGGCGCTGAACACCTTCGCCGGCGGCTCGGTTCAGACGATGGGTTCGCTGGAGGCGACGAAGGCTGTCATCACGACCGTGTGCGAGCTGTCCGGCTTCGATGTGGCGTTCGTGAGCCCGAAGGCGTGGCAGTCATTTTTCGGTATCAAGCGAACGGCGACTGAGGACACGAAGGCGCAGAGCCTGCGCCTCGCGCGCCAGTTCTTCGGCCAGCACCTGTGCCCGCTGGCGAAGCATGACGGCCGCGCAGATGCGCTGCTGATCGCGCGGTACGCGCAGAGGAACCTCGTATGAAGGTCGGAACTGTAGTGATTCTTATCGGCACAGACGGCTACATGCCTCCGATCGGCTCATACGGAGAGATCGTCGAGCCGCTCGACATGGACGGGGATTATGGCGTCCTCTTCCCATTGCATCCGTGCCAGAACCCTCCTGGCATCCACTGGTATGCACGGGGCACTTGGCTATTGCCCGTCAGTGGATTGCAAACCGACGCTTTGTCGGGTTGCGAGGTGCCAACTTGAACCTCGTCCAGCTCGCCGGCATGTTGCCGCGCACGCCCGAATTCCGCGCCTGGGTCGAGCACATCAGCGTGCCGCCGCAGGCGATCGGTGCCGATGAAGCCGCGCAATTCGTGCGCGCGGTGTGCAAGGTCGAGAGCCGGCGCGAACTCGCACGAGACGCGGCGGCCGCGCACCGATTTGAAACCCTCGTGCGCAAACCCTTTATCGCATGGAGAGACCGACAGGAGATGGCTGCATGAGCGAGCAATGGCGTTCTGTCGAGGGATGGCCTTACGAGGTCAGCAGCGAGGGCCGCATTCGTTCGACGCGAACTGGTCGAGGTCTCAAGCCTCATCTCAACTCATGCGGCTATCTCTACGTGCGATTGCGCCGCTGTGGCGAGCGCAAGAGCTTTCGCCTTCATCGACTGATCGCCATTGCCTTTCACGGTGACCGTACCGATGAGGGTTTGATCGTCGCTCACAACGACGGAAATCCACTGCATAACCGGGCGAAAAACCTTGAGTGGAAAACGCAGTCATCCAATCTTTTCGACAAGCGCGAGCACGGTACGGCGACATGTGGGAGTCGCTCCAACTTCGCGAAGCTGTCCGAAGTGCAAGTCATCGAGATTCGCGCGCGTCGCGAAGCTGGTGAGACGTACGTATCAATCGGCAAAGCATTTGGCGTCATCCCCAACCATGTGCGAAAGATCTGCGTCCGCGAGATCTGGCAGCACGTTTAACTAGGAGCCATCGTGATCGAACCCACCGTAGGCCGTGTCGTTCATTTTCGTCCGGGCAAGCAGGCCGCAGCTCTTCGCATCCAATTCGACAGCAGGCAACCGCTGGTCGCGCTCATCACCTATGTGCACGGGCCACGTGAGGTGAATCTAGCGGTATTCGATGCGATCGGCCGACACCGCCCGCTTCTGAGCGTGAAGCTGCTGCAGGACGACGACAAGGCCACCGACGGCGAGACGTTCGCGGAGTGGATGCCGTTCCAGAAGGGGCAGGCGGGGAAGACGGAAGCGATCCAGGAAGCGCTGGACTTGGAGACTGCGGCGCTGGAGACGCAGCGCGCGATTCACGATGAGGCGCTGGCATCGGGCGTATCGGCAGACTTCGCACCGGGTATGTACTCGCCGGGCTTCGGCGGCGCACTCGCTGCGCTGAAGGCTGGCAAGCGCGTTGCTCGCGCGGGCTGGAACGGCAAGGGAATGTTTCTTTTTCTCGTGCCGGGTTCGACGTTCAAGGTCAACCGGCCGCCGCTGCTCGGGATCTATCCCGAGGGCACCGAGATCCGCTACCACGCACACATCGACATGAAGACCGCGCAGGGCGACGTGGTGCCATGGCTCGCATCCCAAACCGACGTGCTCGCCGAAGACTGGCAAGTCATCGAATAACCCACGGCGCAGCAGCGCGGGGCAGCGGATGTTGCGCGTAAGACCCCGGGCCGCGTGAACCACTTTCCCACCTGGAGCACATGATGAGCGAAGAGCAAACCAACCAGCCGACGGGCATCGTCGGCGAGATCGTCGAGGGCCTGCACAAGGTCGAAGAGGCTGTTGAGCACCTGATTCATCCGGCGACGGAGGCTGGCGGGGCCATGATGGGGGAGTTGTCCACATCGGATGCAACCAACTCAATCTCGCTGGCCGAGTCGAATATTCCGGGGGAGCGGGCGGTATCCGATGCTATCGCATCGTCGTCGATTGCTGACGCGCCGGCGGTCGCGCTCGAATCGGGGGAAGGCGCTGCGTCGGCTGCGGCCGATCCCTCCGCAAACGCCACGCCGTCATCTGCACCTGCTGCCTCGCCAGCCGTCGGCATCGCGGCAGCCAGTGTTTCCGTCGCTGAGCAGGTGAGCCAGCGCGTCTATCAGCTTCGTCAGCACTTCTGGACGTTCGAGGCCAGTGCGCGCGCGCCGTTCATCAAACTGCTCGACGAGATCGAAGCGCTGGTGAAGTGAGGGAATGCGGCATGTCTAAATTTCGCGAGGTACTCGCCCAGCGACGCAAAGAGATCGCGACGCAATGGCAGTTGTTCTGCTCGGTATTTCAAACCGAGGTTGTGCGTCCCGGAATGAGCGCGGAACAGGTCGACATGCTGCGCACCGTCATGTGGTCTGCCTGGCGCGCCTGCGCTTACACCAATGGAATCATCACCGAGCCACGTGAGGCTCACGGAGAAGGCAATGGCAGAGAAGAAGAAGTGGATCGCTGACGCGGTCAAGAAGCCCGGCGCGCTGCGCAAGGAACTCGGGGTCAAGAAGGGCGAGAAGATCCCCGAGAAGAAGCTCGACGCCGCCGCCAAGAAGGGCGGCAAAGAGGGCGAGCGCGCACGTCTCGCGAAAACGCTGAAGAAGATCGGAGGTAAGTGATGGCCGCACGCAAACCAACCATGAGCGCTGACGAAAAGCGTTGGCGCGCGCAGTCGGATGCTGAGGCACTCGCGCGCGCCGAAGAGATTCGCGCGGATCGCGCGCGGCACGCCGCAGCGAAGTCGCATGCTTCAAAGGAGGCCGCGAAGTATGCTCGCGTCTCGAAGTCGGGAGGCAAGTGACCGTGGCCGCCCCGAAGAAAGAATCGCTCAAGACCGCGTTGCGCAAGTACCAGCGTTCGGAGGCCGACAAGCGCGAGGACGTGAAGAACGCAAAGAAGCTTCAGGCGAAGGACAACGCCAAGGCTTCGCGCATGTCGTCGAAAAAGGGCAAGTGCTGATGTCGCGCCAGACCGACTACAAGCCGGAATACGCCGAGCTGGCGCGCAATTACTGCCTGCTCGGCGCGACCGATGAAGAACTCGCTGCCTTCTTCGGTGTGACCGATCGCACGATACGGAGCTGGAAGAAGCGGCAGCCGGAGTTCGCGGAAGCAATCGTGGAGGGTTCGCGCCACGCCAATGTGCGCGTGACCGGGCGTCTCTATGATCGCTGCATGGCGGGAGACGTGACGGCGATCATCTGGTGGCAGAAGAATCGCATGGGCTGGCGTGATCGCACCGATGTCGTTGCGAAGGTGGGTATTTCGCCTGTCGACGAGCTGCTGTCGGAGGTCGAGGGCACGACGTTCAAGCCGAAGGATGCCACCTGATGGGCGATCCGCGGCTCAAGCTTGAGGAGTGGGGCAATCCCGTATGGCGATTGCACAACCTCTACTGGATCACGGACAAGCGTAATCAGGTCGTGAAGTTCCGGCCGAACGACGAGCAGCGCACCTTTCTCGAAGACCTGCATTACCGCAACGCGATCCTAAAGGCACGTCAGCTCGGTTTCTCGACGCTCATCCAGTTGATGGGGCTCGACACGGCGGTATTCACCTCGAACATTCGTGCGGGCGTCATCGCCGACACGAAGCCGAACGCCGAGATCATCTTCCGCGACAAGATCCGCTTCGCCTATGACCGGCTGCCGAGCGGTATTCGCGAGCGGCGCTTTCCCGAGACCGACAGCACGACCGAGTTGCTGCTCTCGAACAACAGCAGTGTGCGCGTAGGTACGTCGATGCGCTCCGGCACGCTGCAGTTCCTGCACGTGTCCGAGTTCGGGAAGATCTGTGCGAAGGATCCGAAGCGCGCGCGCGAAATCGTCACTGGCGCTATTCCCGCGCTCGCGCCCGACGGCTTCCTCTTCGTCGAGTCGACGGCTGAGGGCCGGGATGGTCCTTTTTTTGATATGTGCGACGAAGCGCGCAAGCGTATTGGACAACGCCACCAGCCGCTCGAAGAGAAGTTCCACTTCTTCCCATGGTTCGTGCGCGACGAGTACGAGACGGATTCGGCCGGCGTCGCGATCTCCGAGAGGGAGCGGGAGTACTTCGAGAAGATCGAGAAGCTTACGGGCACGACGCTCTCGCCGCGCAAGCGCGCCTGGTATGTGCTCACGAAGCGCCGGCTCGGCGCAGACATGAAACGCGAGTATCCGAGCACGCCTGATGAGGCCTTTGAGGCTGCGAACGAGGGCGCGTGGTACCGCGAGCAATTCGACGAGTTGCGCCGCGACGGCCGCATCTGCGTTGTGCCCTATGACCGCAGTGTGCCGGTCAACACCTTCTGGGACATCGGCGCGAACGACCTTAATGCAATCTGGTTTCATCAGCTCGTCGGGCTGCAGCATCGCTTCATCAAATACTACGAGAACAGCGGCCGCACGCTCGATCACTACGTGCAGATCATGAAGGACACCGGATACACGTTCGGCACGGCCTATCTGCCGCACGACGCGGCCCACAAGCGCCTGGGAACCGGCTTTCGCAATCAGTCGGTCGAGGACATGCTCCACGGGCTGGGCATCACGGACACGTTCATCGTGCCGCGCATCGACGACGTAACGATCGGTATCAACCAGACGCGCATGGCGTTCTCCGTCGCGGTCTTCGACAAGGAGGGCTGTGCCGAAGGCCTCGATCACCTTGAGAAGTATTCGAAGGAATGGGACGAGCGCGCAGTCACATGGAAAGAGCACCCCAAGCACGACGCACACTCAAATGGCGCCGATGCGTTCAGGCAGTGGGGGCAGCGTTACAAGAACCTCAAGAAGGCGCGACCGGAGCCGGGTCCGGTTGCGGTGCCGCCCACGGTCAATCACTGGAATCAAGGAAGACGATGAAATACACAGAAGACGTCTTGCTACGCCGACCTTGCCATTTGGCGCTATGCCTTGACGAGACCAGCTACTTGCGCGAGATGCGGCGCCTGAAGATCGCCTCTCCGAGCGCCTTCGTGATCGACGGCAAATCCGCGACGATGCACTGGTTTGACGGCAAGGAGGGGAAAGACGATCTCGCGATCGTCTGCGTCGACATGCACCGGCTGCGCGAATGCACGGGCACCCAGATAGCCGCAGTGCTGGTGCACGAAGCAGTGCATGTATGGCAGGGCGTATGCGAAGTAATGGGCGAAGAGTCGCCGAGTCGAGAGTTTGAAGCCTATTCGATTCAGCGCATCAGCCAGGACCTTATGTGGCTCTTTACTGAACTGACCGGAAAGGTGTGAATGATGGGAAAGTCAAAAGAAGAAATCAGCGCGGAAGTGGTCGAGCGGTCGTGCATTCACTTCGACATGAGCTACAAGTCGCAGCAGGAAATCCGCCTCAAATGCCTGCAGGACCGCCGCTTCGTGTTCGTCGAGGGCGCGATGTGGGAGGACGCACTGCGTCTGCAGTTCGACAACAAGCCGCGCTTCGAGGTGAACAAGATGCACATGGCCGTCGTGCGCATCTTCAACGAGTACCGCGCCAACCGCGCAAGCGTGCGGTTCCTCGCGCGCGACGACGACGCCAACAGCCATACGGCCGACAACCTCGCAGGCATGTATCGCGCCGACGAGAAGCACGGCGGCGCGCAGGAGGCCTACGACAATGCCTTCGAGGAGGGTGTCGCAGGCGGCATGGGCGCCTGGCGTCTGCGCAACGTCGAGGCTGACGAGTTCGACGATGAGGACGATCACCAGAAGATCGTCTTCGAGCCGATCTACGACGCCGACTCGTCGGTGTTTTTCAGCCTCGACGGCAAGAAGTACGACAAGAGCGATGCGCGCCGTGGCTGGGTGATCTCGGCGACGGGTCGCGATGCGTATGCCGAAGAGTGGGGCGACACCGGCATGAAAGACCCGTGGGCCGCGGCGAACAGCGGGCAGCCGGCGACGTTCCGCAAGGTCCAGAAGATGACCGAATTCGACTGGTACACGCCCGATGTGATTTACGTGGCCGAGTATTACGAGGTCGAGGACATCAAGACCAAGGTGCACGTGTTCCGCCAGATCGGCAAGAACGAGAAGGATCGCAAGATCCCTGCCGAAGAGCTGACCCCGGAGGACCGTGAAGAACTCCAGGCAATGGGCTATAGCGAGATCCGGGTGCGCACGAAGAAAAAGCGGCGCGTGCACAAGTGGATTCACGACGGCGCGCGCGTGCTCGAAGACTGCGGCTACATCGCAGGGCCGAACATTCCGATCGTTCCGTTCTATGGCAAGCGCGCCTACATCGACAACCAGGAACGCATCATGGGGCACGTGCGCCTCGGGAAGGACGCCCAGCGCCTCTTCAACATGCAGATTTCTCTGCTGGCGATCGTGACGGCGCTCTCGCCGCGACGTAAGCCCATCTTCACGCCTGACCAGATTCGCGGCCACGAGATGACGTGGGCCGAGGACAATATCAAAGACAATCCCTATCTGCTGATCAATCCTGTGGTTGGGCCGAACGGCGAAGAGCAGGCGGAAGGTCCGGTCGGCTACACCGATCCGCCTCCTGTTCCGCAGTCCCTCGCCGCGCTGCTTGAGCTCACCGACAGCTCCATCAAGGAGTTGCTCGGCAACCAGCAGGCCGGCGAACAGGTGCCGTCGAATGTCTCGAACGAACTGATGCAGACCGTGCAGACGCACGTCGACATGCAGGCGTTCATCTACATGGACAACTTCGGCAAGTCGATGCTGCGCTCAGGCCAGATCTGGCTCGGCATGGCGAAAGAGGTCTACGACGAAGAAGGGCGCCGCATGGTGACGGTTGGCCCGGACGGTACCGAGGGCGAAGTGCGGTTGAAACATCGTCAGATGGTTGACGGTGTTCACACAGTAATGAACGACCTGCAGGCTGGCAAGTATGAAGCGGACGTCGACACAGGCCCGGGATTCAAGAGCCGGCGCGATGCGATGGTCGCCGCGCTCGTGCAGCTTCTGCCGTTCATGACGGATCCGCAGATGCAGTCGCTCATCACGTCGCTCATCATCGCCAACCTCGAAGGGGAAGGTCTGGGGGATGTGCGCGAGTTCATGCGCATGAAACTCGTGCAGATGGGGGTCGTACAGCCTACTGATGAAGAGCGTGAAAAGCTGGAGCAGCAGCAAAAGGCGGCCGCGCAGCAACCGCCCTCGCCGCAGCAGCAGATGATGGCGGCCGAACTGGCCCACAAGACGGCGGTCACGCACAAGACGAATGCCGACACTCTCAAGACACTTGCGGGTGCAGCGAATAGTCGAGCCGATGCAATTGCGCGCCTGGCCGATCATGGGGTCGACCGATTGCGTTTCGCTCACGAGGTCCTGCAGACGCTCATTGCGCAGACGTCCGGCGATGCCGCGCAGGCAGGAGGTGCCTCTGCTCCATGACAACACACGATGATTTTTCTTGATTTTTGAAACGTTTGTTGCTATCAATTGCGGCGAAGGCCTCCGTAGCGCCTAGCTGCGAGTTAATACGGTGATCAAATGGATGACACGGTAGACACGCTGAACACGGGCCTCGATATTTCGACCCAAGACGACGCCAGTGAAACTGCGGCTGCGGCCGCGCGCGCTGGCACCCCCGCAAACGGTACGCAAACCGACGATGGCCACGCGCCCGTCGACGGCGAGCCGGGAGAAGGGGGCGACGAAGACGAAATCGAGTTTCAGTTCGGCGACGAGGTTTCGCCGGCCTCAGAGGCAGGTCAGGAGGAGCAGCGCAACGCTCCGCAGTGGATCAGGGACCTTCGCCGCGATTACGCAGCATCGCAACGACGCATCCGCGAACTCGAAGCGAAGGAAAAAACGCAGCAATCGCAGCAGCCCACTCCAGTTCCGACGCTGGGGCCTCGGCCCAAGCTCGACCAGTTCGACTACGACGAAGGCAAGTACGACGCAGCGCTTGAGAAGTGGTACGAAGACAAGCGCAAGGTCGACGCCGCGAACGCCGAACAGGAGCGGATTGCGCAGTCGCAACGGCTGGCCACAGAGGAACGTCTGAAGGCCTACAACACCGAGGCGGTCTCGCTGCGTATCAAGAACTTCCGAGAACTGGAAGACGAAATCGTCTCGGTTCTGTCGGTCGAGCAGCAGGGAATCCTGCTCGCTGGTGCCGACAAGCCTGCGTTGCTCGTCGCCGCCCTCGGTCGTTTCCCGAACAAGCTGAAATCCCTGGCTGAAATCAAAGATCCCGTCCGGTTCGCGTTCACGGCTGGCAAGCTCGAAAAGGAGCTCAAGATGACCAACCGCACCGCAGCCAAAGCCGCGCCTGAAACGCGCGTCTCGTCATCTGCCGGCGTTTCTGCCGGCAACAGCGAGAAAAAACTTGAGCAGCTACGGGCCGAGGCGGACAAGACGGGCGACTACTCGCGCGTCATTGCCTACAAACGGCAGTTGAAGGCGCAACAGCGCAAATAGACGTAGCTGCTCTCTGTCAACCGGATAGAGGGCAAAATGGCCAACAACTTCAGTAAAGAGGAACGGGTCGCGTTCGAGCAGCTTCTGGAAGGCTTCGAGGACCAGCTCGTTCTCTCGCGCATGGTGCGCAAGTACACGACCGACCAGCAGGCTATGGAACGGTCGCTGAACATCATCTGGCGCCCGATGCCGTATATCGCGCAGTCGTATGCGGGCACGGACATGACGGGCAACTTCGGCGGCTATACGCAGCTTTCGGTGCCCGCCTCCATCAACCAGCCGCGTTCGGTACCGTGGACCATGACAGCGCTCGAACTGCGCGACGCGCTGCAGGAAAACCGCCTTGGCGACGCCGCGAAGCAGAAGCTCGCTTCGGATATCAACGTCGCGGTCAACAACGCCGTGACGTCGCTCGGCTCGCTCGTGGTTCAGCGCACGTCGGCTGCCGCCGGTTTCGACGACGTCGCTGCGCTCGACTCGGTCTACAACGAGCAGGGCATCGGTGAGACGGACCGCTTCACGGCGTTCTCTTCGCGCGACTACAACTCGATGGCGAGCAATCTCGCGGCGCGTCAAACGCTGCAGGGTCGGCCGGAAACCGCGTACGAGCGCGCATACATCGGCGATGTCGCGGGCTTCGACGTGTACAAGATGGACTACGCGCCGCAGATCGCCGCGGCTCAGGGCGGCGCGATCACGATCGGCGCGGCCAACCAGTACTACGTGCCGCAGGCCACCACGACCACGAGCTACAACGAGGTCACGAACGTCGACAACCGCTTCCAGACGATCCAGGTGAGCAGCACGGCGGGCGTGGCGGCCGGCGACTGCTTCCAGGTTGCGGGCGTCGATTCGGTGCACCACATCACGAAGGTGGATTCGGGTCAGCCGAAGACCTTCCGCGTGGTATCGGTGGTCGACGGCACGCACATGCAGATCACGCCGCCGTTCATCAGCGGTCAGGGCGGCTCGGTCACCGAACTGTGCTACCAGAACGTGAGCGCCACGCCGGCCAACGGCGCAGCCATCACGTGGCTGAACCTCGTCACGGCCAAGGCCAATCCGCACTGGAAGAAGGATGCAGTCGAACTGCTGCCGGGCCGCTTCGCGACGCCGACGGATGCCGGAATCCAGGTGCTGCGCGCTACGACCGAGCAGGGTATCGAGGTCGAACTCTGCAAGTTCGTCGACATCGACACGAAGCTCATCAAATACCGCGCAGACATCTTCTTCGGTGTGGCCGTCCTAAACACCGAAATGTGCGGCATCGAGCTCTTCAACCAGTAATGCAACCCTGAGAGCACCGGCTTCGGCCGGTGTTCGTCTTTGAGGAAACCGACATGAAAGGCATGCGCGAGCCGACGATGCTCTATCGCAAGGGCACCAAGGAACGTCTGCACGGGGTGCGCGTCGACACGGTTATCGTCGATGCGCACGAGGTTGACGACTATCTGGAAGACGGCTGGTTCCGCACGCCGGCCGAAGTGAAACAGGCCGAGGGCGAGCAGGATAGTCAGGAGGTTGCGATCGAACGTGCCCGGCAGGAGGGTATCCGCCTCGCGCGGGAAGAAGAGCAGCGCCGCCTGTTCGAGGAAGCGGTCCAGCGAGCCCGGGAAGAAGGGGCGCGCGAAGAGCGCGAACGTCTCGCAGCCGAGCGCGGCGAATCGGCAGAAAAGGGCGCGCCGCGCAAGGTGCCGGCACCGAAGGAATCCTCGTAACTCATTTCCGGGCCTGACGGCCCTCTGGAGCAAGCATCATGTCAGCAGATCCCATCACCGGCCTCGCCGGCGCAGCAATCGGACCGGGCGCGGGCCGCGGTTATCGCAACAGCCCGATCCAGAAGATCATTGCTACGACGGCGCCGGCCCTGACCTCCTATCAGGCGGCTCCGAACGATGCAACGATTCTCGTCGACGCGACGGCGGCAGCTTTCAGCCTCTACCTGCCGCCCGCAGCGCAGGCGGCCGGGCGCATCTACACCGTAAAGAAGGTCGATTCGGGAGCGAACGCCGTCACGCTCTCCGACGTCTCGGGCGCGACGATCGAGGGCGCTGCTACTCTCGCGCTGGCAGCCCAATATGGGACCGCCATCGTGCAATCGGACGGCACCTCATGGTGGCGTGTCGGGAAGATCTAACGCAGCGGCCCATACGGAGATCGAACACATGGCAACGAAGAAGGAACTCGTCGAGGGCGCATACGAGGAGATTGCGCTCGCGGGCTATGTGTTCGATCTCTCGCCAGAAGAACTCCAGACAGGATTGCGTCGCTGCGACCGGCTCGGCGCGGAATGGGATGCCCTGGGAATTCGCCTGGGCTACAACATCCCTCCCTGCAGTGACGATAGTTCGCTTGATGACGAATCCGGCGTGCCCGACTGGGCGCAGAATGCTTTCATCACGAATCTCGCAGTGAGCATCGCACCGACCGTCGGCAAGCAGGTGTCGATAGACACGCGTCTCGCGGCTCGGCGCGGTTACAAGGCGCTCCTCATCGGCAACTACGAAATCCCCCAGATGCAGATGCCGCGCCATATGCCGATCGGCACCGGCAACCGCCGCAACACCAAGACGCAGGTATTCTTCGCCACGAAAGAGCGGCTTACGACCACGCATGACGGCGAGCTGGAGCCGGGCGGCGAGCATATGCAAAACTTCTCGGACTGATCATGCCGAACATCAACCAGCTTTCTCGCCGTGGAAGCATCCGGCCGCAGGACCAGATCGCGTACTGGGATCAGAACAATGGGCAGCCGCGGCGCGCGGCGGTCTGGGATCTCATCGAATGCGTGCAGGATGGCCTCAGGCTCGAAAACGGTCTCCTGAACGCCTCGTCGCTCTACGCACTGCGGCGCACGCAGGCAGAATCAATTGCGATCGTGATGACGCCCACCGTCATCACGCCGTGGGACGCCAACGGTGCCAGCGTGCTTCCGATGGGTGCCCAGTCGATCACCCTGAACGTCACGACAGGCCTGATGCAGGCCACACGCACCATTCAGGCGTGCGAGTTCTGGATCGCGCTGCAGGGCTCCGTTCCGTCGCCGCGCGTGCTTACCGTCCAGTTGCAAACCGGTCCGTCCGGCGGACCTCTATTCGCCTCAGAATTCGAGTCAGTTCAAGCCGGTACTGGTGCAGCACAGTCTTTCCACCTTGCCGGCATCCTGCAGAACCCCAACAATGTCAACGGCCAGATTAACGCGGGAGACGTGATTCAACTCGTTGCTTCCGCGGATGCGGCCACGACCCTTTCACTCACGCGTGCGTCGTTCATCGTGCGCCCGCTCGATGGAGCCTGAGCGATGGCCTTCAATCAACCATACTCCCCTGCCTACGGCCAGACGCAAGCCGTCGCGGTAAGCGACTCCGCAACGCTGATCGGCGTGGATCCGAATGCGAAGCAGATTCGAGTGCTCAATCCGAACGCCTTTCCGGTGTTCGTGCGCTGTTCGTCGACTGGAATCGCGGCGGTGGCGGCGGTAGGTGCCACTGAGGGCGACTACCCGATCGGCCCGAATTCGTCCGAGGTCATCACGAAGGCCGACACTTACGGCGATGTCTCGCTCATTGCCGGCGCGTCCGACACCGGCACCGTGTACGTGACGCCGGGCGAAGGCTTCCAGAGCGCGGCCGCCTGACATGCAGATTCCGCTCGCCTCCGGCACCTACACAGACGCTGGGGCCGAATTCCGCACCTCGTATCCGCGCAATCTCGTGCCCGTGATCAAAAACACGGGCATCAGCAAGTTGTTCCTGAGGTCGGCCGAGGGATTGACGCGCTTCGATGTGAGTGCACCAACGCTGGACGGTTTTGATCGCGGCGGGATTAACTGGCGGGGCACCTGCTATCGGGTGATCGGCACGAATTTCGTGTCGGTTGACGCGACAGGCGCGGTCACAGTGCTCGGACAGGTGCCGGATGATGGATATCCGGTTGCCATGGCTTACGGCTATACGAATCAGGGCATCGGCATCGTAAGTGCGAAAACGCTCTGGTTCTATACGATCCAGACGCCCAGCGGCGGCACGAACCCGACACCTACGCTGCAGCCGGTAACCGATTCCAATCTCGGCAAGCCCATTGATCTGCTCTGGATGGCCGGCTATTTCGTCATGACGGACGGCACCTACTGCTTCGTGACGCAACTGGCGAACCAGTTCACCCTGAACTCCCAACTCTACGGTAGCAGTTCCAATCAGCCTGACGCGCTCAATTGCGTGTGGAAGTTCCGTAACGAACTCTATCTCGGCAACCGCTACCAGATCCCGGTGATGGACAACGAAGGGGGCACCGGTTTTCCGTTTGTCGAAAACGAAGGGGCGACCATCCAGAAGGGCGTCATCGGACCATATGCCAAGGCGATCACGAGTCAGGGTTTCGCTTTCGTCGGTGGTGCACAGGACGAGGCGCCGAGCGTGTGGCTTTCGGCGGGCCTCGGCATCGCAACCAAGATCGCCACGCGCGAAGTGGAGATAGCCCTCGCGCAGTACGCGGAAGCACAGCTGTATTTCGCAACCCTTGAGTACCGTGCGGAAAAGGAACAGCAGTTCATCTATCTGCATCTGCCCGATTACACACTCGTCTACGACGTGGCCAGCTCTCAGGCTGCTCAGGAACCGCTGTGGTTTCTGCTGGATTCGAGCGCTGATGGCACCGGCGCGTGGCGCGCATGGCATCCGGTCTACTGCTACGGCAAATTCCTGATGGGCGACAAGATCGACCAGCGTATTGGCTTCATCGATCCGGCTACGGCCGCTCAGTACGGCACCGATGCGCGCTGGCAGTTCGACACGATCTTCGCCTACAACCAGACGCACGGTGTCGTGGTGAACGCGCTGGAACTGGTTGGGACTTATGGGCGCGCTGCAGTAGGCGAGAGCGATACGATGAGCATGCAGTACACCGATGACGGGCTTGTGTGGAGCGCGCCGCGCTTTATCTCGATGGGCGCGCAAGGGAAAACGAAGAAGCGCGCGCAGTGGCGCCCGAAGCATTTCTTCCGAAACTTTCGCGGGTATCGTTTTGCCGGCTTCAACTCGGCACCGATTTCGTTTGCAGCGCTTGAAGCCACACCGGAGCCCTTGTCAGCATGAGCACGCCTCCGGCGACCACTCCATTGTTGCTTCAGACGTCGCGACCTAATCGCATGCTGCTGGCGCAAGCATTCGGCTCGGACCAGACAGCCGTGCGCTTTCTTGAAAACATGGCTGCCGACGTCACGCAGACGCTCCCGGACCAGATCGCGAACACGCTGCAGATAGTGCTCATGCTGGACACATCGGCGGTCAATCTTCCGGGGCGACAAGGGAGCGGGGCGCCGCTTGGCGCCGAGATGGTCGTGCCGCCTGCGCGTCCCGAGGCGCATGCGTGCGCACTTGCGGCCAATTCGACAGTTCAAGTTCCACGCGTTTCCGCTCCCGTCCTGACGACCGCCGATGCACCGGTATTTCGCGGAGAGGGCGCATTGCGCTCGCGCATCCAGATGGAGGTAGCGAGTTTCACGGCGCAGCCTCCCGGTAACTATCAAGTCGCATAGGAGATTTCCATGACCACGCAATTGAACTGGGCGCAGTTGTGCCAGACGTCCAACACCGCCACGCCAACGTCCGTCTATGGGCCAGTGCCTGCTGGCTCGCAGGTCTCGATTACGGCGGCGTCTGCCTGGAACCCATCGACAGCGTCTGCAAACGCAGTCGTCGACCTTTTCGTGATTCCCAACGCAGGCACTCCGGCGGATGCAACGCACCTCGATCGTGTCTCGGTTCCGCCAGGCGCTGCACTCTCATTGGTCAACGCGATCAACCAGAAGCTCACGGCCGGCATGTCTCTCTATGCCGAGACGAACGGTGCCACGCTGACGATTTCTGGCGCTATCGCGTCGTGACAGGCATCCCCGGTTGAATTTGGCTGTCGCCTGATATATCGTTCGACATGATTCAAGGGCTCTCCGATGTTTCGCTCATCGAATCGGTCTATGCGACACCCGCGATTCGCGAGCGCATACGACACGATCACTGGGAGCCCGGCTTCGTCGCCAGCCCGGCTGTCGGGTATCTCGGAGGTTGGCATCAAGGCGAATTCTGCGGATTTTTCATGATCCGCGAGGTGAGCGGGCTGGACATCGAGATCCATGCCTGCCTACTTCCTCAAGCGACGCTCTACAGCCGCGTACTGGGCGTCGAACTGCTTGAAATGGTGTTCAACGCGAGTTCGGTTCAACGGGTCAGCGCGCCCATCATCGGAAATCTGGTGAGTGCGATGAACTTCGTTGAGAAACTGGGTTTCCGAAGGGAGGGCGTCCTTCGCAACGCGTGCCAGAAGAACGGCCAGTTGCTCGACGTGGTGCTCTTCGGCATGACCCGAACGGACTTCGCGGAGAGCATCACACCATGTCGTTCATCACGAATGCCATCGGGGACGTCGTTGGCTCCCTGACAGGCGCAAATCAGCAGGCCGCAGCCGCGCAGACGGCGGCCGGCGACCAGGAAAGCGCGGCGCTCGCTGGCATCAATCAGCAAAAGGATGAATTCGACCAGATCCAGAAACTGCTCGCCCCCTATGTGAGCGCGGGCACGACGGCGCTCACGGGTTACAACGGGGCGACGAGCCAGTACGGCAACACACTCACGCAGCTCAACAACCTGACTGGCGCCAACGGTGCGAGTGCCCAGCAGACCGCACTCAGTGGGCTGACCTCCAATCCGCTCTACACGACCGCGATGAATCTCGGTCAGCAGGCCATTCTCGCGAACGCAAGCGCAACCGGTGGCCTTCGCGGCGGCAACACGATCTCGTCTCTCGGCTACCTGCCCCAGCAGATCCTCGCAAACGTCCAGCAGCAGCAGATCGGCAATCTCGGTGCGTCGCTTACCGGCACCCAGGGACTTGCTGGCCTTTTCGGTCAGCTCTACGGCATTGGCGAAAACGCGGCGGCCGGGACGGGTAATGCCGGCATCCAGACTGGGAACAACATTACGAGCCTGCTGGGCCAACAAGGGGCGGCACAGGCAGGCGCCGCGCTCGCTCAGGGTAACGCGACAGCATCTGGCCTGAATTCGCTTGGCTCGCTGCTCGGCAACACAACCGCGCTCAATAACATCGGCAACATGTTCTCGTCGATCGGCAGCGGCATTGGAAGCCTCTGGAGCACTGCGGCTGGCGCTAGCTCGCTCGGCGCTGCCGGCGCGGACGCAGGCGTCGGTGACTCACTTGCGGCATTTGCATAGGAGACGACAAATGTCCGACATCATGGCGAGCGCTCCGCAACCGGTGAATTACACGGGGCTTCAGGTTCAGGCCGATCCAGTAGGGTCTTTCATGAAATCGCAGGCGCTGCAATCGACGATGAACCTGCAGGGTGCCCAGGCACAGGACCTTCAGCAAAGTGCGTTGCTGCAGTCATTGGCCGCGCAACGGCAGAAGAACTTCCAGCAACAGTGGCAGCAGTTCAGCCAGAACCCGACGCCGCAGGGCGCGGTGCAGATGGCGATGTCGTGGCCGGAAATGGCGCAACCAATTCAAGGTGCGTGGGGCAGCTACAACGAGCAGCAACGCCAGCAGGAGCTAGACCAGATTTCCCCGGTCTATTCGACGCTGATCAACAAGCGCCCTGACGTTGCCGAAAATCTGGTGCAGCAGCACATCGACGCAATCCAGAACACGTCGGGGTACCAGAATGACCCGCAATTGCAGCAGCAACTGACCGGCGCGAAGCGGCTTCTTTCGTTGATCCAGCAGGACCAGCAAAACGGCACGAACAACGCTCAGGCGTATCTGGGCGGTACGCTCGCGGCCGCCATGGGGCCGCAGGACTTCATGGCTCATTTCGGGCAAGGCGCGACGATGCCGGCGAGCGTTGCTGCGGCCAACGTTGCACCGGCGCAAGCGCAGGCCGCTCTTGCACAAACACAGGCGCAGGCGGCTCAAACACAAGCGGAAGCGGGGCAGACGCAAGCGCGTACTGCGGCCATCGCGAACGACGCGAATATGGCCGTCCAGAACTGGATCCGTAACTACAACTTCCCGCAACTTAGCCCCGAGCAGAACAACCAGCTCAACGGCCTCGCCATGAACGCGGCGACGGCGAACAACCGCGCCAATCAGTTCGACAACCTTACGCAGGCGCTCAACGGTTTGATCTCGGGCAACGAATGGAAAAGCGGCATTTCGGGCTCTGTGGCCGGCAAGCTACAGCAGGTGTTCGGCACGCAGGATCCGCTGAGCGTCGTGCGCAATGGACTTCAGGCCGTCACGTCCAGTCCCGAGTACGCCATGCTGCTCGCGAACGGCGATCCCAACGCGAAGACGCTCGCGCAGGGCATTCCCGCCAACGCGGACGCGCAATACATCAAGACGAGCCTGCAGGCGATGTCGAATCTATCGCGCATCCAGGCGCGCATGAACGACGTGTCGGCGCAGTGGATGAGCGTGAACGGCGGCTCGCTCGGGATCGCGACGCGCGATTTCACGATCGGCAACACGAAGGTGGCCGCCGGGACCCCGTTCTCCGCTGTCCTGATGAAAGCCGTCGAGCCGGGTTCCAAGTTCCCATCGGCCTATCAGGCACCGAGCGGGACGGCGGGCCTTTCTAATGCTGGCCCGACGTTCTCCGGGAACCTCTCGTATCTGAACAAGTACACGTCGGGAGGCCAGTAAGTGCCGACGAATGCCTACCCTAACGGCTACGACCCGAGCGACTGGCCGACGTCATATAGCGATCCCGCTTACGCGGCGGCAGACCAGCAGGCGTCGAGCGCTGTAGGGTTGCCCCCCGGGCTCCTGACAGCGGTGCGCACGAAGGGCGAGAAGAGCAATGCCGATCAGGTAAGCAGCGCGAACGCTGCGACGCCGTATCAGGTGACGCCTGCCACTCGCCAGGCCGTGCTCGATCAGACCGGCGTTGATGCGTATGCCTCCCCGCAGGCAGCGGCCTACGCGGCGGCCTATGTGCTCAAGCAGAACATGGGGCGCTACGGCGGTGATCCCGTGCAGGCAGTCGCCGCCTACAACGGCGGGACCGACCCGGATAAGTGGGGATCGGGCGTAATGGCTTACGCCAAGCGCGTGACGGGCTTCACACCGAAGAGCTACACGCACGGTGAGACGCCGAATCCGTTCGGTGCGCAAGGCGGCGCACAGACGGCCGTGCAGTCGGCCCCGAATCTCTACGGCGGCGCTCAGAGTGGTGCTGCGGGCATCCAGGGCGTGCCCAATCTCTATACGCCCGACCAGCAACAGAACTCGCCGCTGATTCAGGCATTCAACGCGTACCAGTCCGGAAAAATGAGCCCGCAGGACAGGGCGCAGTTCGAACAGGACGTTGCGAACGGGAACATCGCTTTACCGCCAGGTATGTCGGTGAATGCGCCCGCGCAGCAGCCACAGGCTCAACAGACGCCCGTCGCGCCGCAAGGCGCAGTTGATGCGTTCAACAGTGGAAGCATGCCTGCGGCGGAAGCGGCTCAGTTCCAGAAAGACGTGCAGGCGGGGGCCGTGACGCTGCCGCCGGGCGCGAATCTGTCAGGGCCACCGCCATCCACCGCCGGGCGCGAAGCTGGCCTTACCGCGCGCAGCGCAATCCAGGGATTGGGCAGCACGCTGGGCATTGCGTACGATCCGATCGCCGCGACGATAAACACCGTCGGCGGCGCATTTGGTCACGATCCGCAAATTCAGCCGTTAGGCGCTCAGGCGTCGCAGCTCGCGGATCGTATGGGACTCCCTGCACCGACCACGTCAGCGGAGCGCATCGCGCAGGCTGGTGTTCAAGGGGGTGCCGAAATGGCGGCGTTTCCGGCCGGCGCGACTGCTGAAGCACTTCGCGTGCTTCCTTCGATGATTGCGGCCGGTGCGGGCGGCGGTGCGGTTGGTGAGTATGTCCATCAGACCAGCGGCAGTCCGATGCTCGGCGCTGCTGCCAACCTGCTCACGACTGCGCTTTCGCCAGTGGCTGCCGCGCGCGTGATGAGTGCGCTCGCGAAGGAAATGCCGGCCGCCGCGGGCGCAGGTGCGACTGCCACAGCAGGGCACGTCGAGCCAACAATGCAAGCATCGACGCTGGAAACGCCCGCAGCAGAAGGCGTTCCGGCTACGGCGGGAGCGCCTTCAGCCGAGGCTACCGCCGCGCCGGCTGCTGCTGTAGCCGTGCCCGAGGCGAGCGCCGAGCAGGCGCAGACGGGTGGCATGATGGCACGCGCTCAAGAGAGCCCGGTGCGCGCGACAGCGGCCGACGAAACGGCGATGCCACAGGGCCGACACATGGGCGCGCCGGAAGCCACCCCCGCGCCCGCGGTTGTCCCAGAAGCGCCCGAGGCCGTATCGTCGGGTGAAAGCGCTGCAGAGAATGCACCTGCTGGTGCTGTGAATCCAGCGGCATCGCCCCTCGCGTCTGCTTCGCAGGAGTTCCTGCCCGCCGATCAACTCGCCGCCCAGACGCGTGCAGCGGTCGGTGCAGGCCGCGCACCGTTTGGCCTAGGCAAGAGCACTGCGCAGCAAGTGCTGGCCGAGCAGGGCGCGCCGGACCCTGAAACGCTCGCTGCAGCACAGCGTCTCGGAGTTGCCGACAACCTGCAGGCCGACCACTTGACTGCGAATCAGGCCTATCGCGAGCTCGCGCAGGCGATCAAGAGCACGCCCGGAAGTCTCGCGCGTGCCGATGAAATGGAAGGCTTGAAGCAGGTCGCGCAGCGCGGGCAGCAGATCGTGACCGATGCAGGGGGCATGCAGGACCTGAGCGAACTCTCATCGCAGGTCAAAAGCGAGCTGATGAACACTCAACAGCAGCTCGACCAGAAAGCGGAAGGCCTCTATTCGGATCTGCGCAACAGCGTACCGGCGAAGATGGGTGTCGCACCAGACAACGTGCTCGGCTTCATCGCGCAGCGCGCAGACGAGCTTGGCGGTGCAAAGAATCTGTCGCCTGTCGAGCGCATGATCCAGTCGAAACTTGCACCGCAGAAGGTGCCCATGATGATGGGCGGACAAGAGGTCGATCCCGCGACGCTGGGCCTCAAACCCGAAGTGAAGAACCCTACCTATGCTCTGCTGGACGATGTGCGCAAGAACATCGGTGCAGGTCTGAAGAACCAGGGGCCATTCAAGGATGCGGACACGGGGTTGCTGAAGGCACTCTATGGGCGCATCTCCGAAGACCAGCGGGCAGCACTCGCGAATGTCGCCGGCGCGCTGGAGAAGTTCGATGCGGCGCGCGCGACCGTCCAGATGCGCAAGAGCGTCGAGGATGACCTCACCTCTCTCTATGGCAAGCAGCTTGGCGATTCCCTCGTCGGCAAGCTCGGCACAGCGATAGCTGTACTGCCGAAGGGTGACGCGTCCAAATTCGTCTCGCTCATCAAATCGGTCCCCGTAAGCATGCGTCAACAGGTAACCGCCAGTGGGCTTGCCTACGCATTTGGCAAAGCCACCAGAAACGGGGACCTGAACTTCAAGTCGTTCGCCGACTGGATGGATGGTCTGAAGAAAAACTCGGGTGCCTTCAATGCAGTGATGGGCAACTTACCGGCCGAGGCGCGTCAGCAATTGCTCGATCTCGCGAAGGTGTCGCGCGGCATCTCAAACGCGACGCGCGAGACGATTACCACGGGCCGCATCATGGCCGCTCGCGAAGAGCTGAACACCCGAGCAGACGGGCTCATGAGCAAGATCATGAACACCGCCCGGCAGGCCGCTGTCGGCAAGTTTGGAAGCGCAGCTGCCGCAGGCGCGGCGAGTGTCGCCGGCCCGATAGGAGCTGGCCTGAGTCATGCCGTCATGAGCGCGCTGTCGAAGGGAAAACCGGACGTGATGAAGGCAGCCGATGCGCTGATCGTCTCACCCGAATTCCAGCAGATGACGCGGGGGACTCCAGAAATGCAGGCAGCCGCCGTCAAAACGCTCGCCAGTACGCCGAAGTTCCGTACCTTCTTCAACCTCGCGCGCGCCGCGACCGCGGCCAACGATCCTGCTTCGCGCGAACACTGGCTTCGTGCGGCTCTTGCCGCTTCGATCAGCAGCCAGACGAACATCTCCGCCAACGAGAACAGGTGACCCATGGGTAACATCGTTGTCAACCCGATTCCATTCTTCAGCGATCTGGACGGCAAGCCTTTGCAGAACGGCGCCGTCTATTTCGGAATGGCAAACACAGATCCGGTCACCAACCCGATCACGGTCTATCAAGATGATGCATGCACTATTCCGCTTCAGCAGCCTGTGAGGATTTCGTCTGGCGTTCCGATTCTTAATGGAACTCCCACACCGATTTATATCAACGCCGAGATCTCTTCGATCCTCGTGAATGATGCGCGCGGCAAGATGGTTATCTCGCTGCCATCAGCATCGAATCCGCTTGCAATAGCGCAATCACTCATCGGGCAGGTTCCGTTCGCAGTCGACACGATCAGCGCGCTGCGCTCGCTATCCAAGCTGATATACGGAACGGTGCTTGTACGCAGTTACCGTCAACATGGTGATGGTGGTGGTGGCCTGTATTATTTTGACAGCAGCGATACGACGAGCCCCGACAATGGGGGCACGGTCATCGTTGCGGCCGACGGAGGACGTTGGAAGATTATTTTGACGCGACCTGTCACCACGGCCCAGTTTGACACCGTGGCGAGTGCGATTGCATACGCGGTTTCGAGTGGTGCACCGATTGAAATCCCGGATGCGGCAACCGTCACGCTGAACGTGCCGGTGCAGGTATCAACCGTCGAGGGTGCGCTGAATGCCGTGAGGAACTGGCACGTGTTTGGCACACTCCTGATCCAAGTGACGGACGGAACGTATCATCCCGCGTCGACGATTCTCCTCAATCATCCGTACGGCGCGAACTGTCACCTCATCGGCAACAATTCGAATCCGGCGAATTGCGTGATTATGGGGCCGGCCACGCCAACGTTCGACCTGATCGTGTGCTCTGAGGGCAACACGTGGGGCACCGTGAGCGGCTTCCAGCTTGACCTTCCGTCGAAGCCAGGACTGTCGAACAACTGGACCGGCCTCCTCGCGGTCGGTGGGGCGGAGATCCTGAACGCGCCGAACATGCGCGTGAACAACTGGTATTACGGAATCGCCGCGCGCAACCGGTCCTACGTCGATGCTCCGGGCCACTACGTCTCCAACGGTGGCGATGTGAACGTGTGGGCATTTGACCATTCGTTCATCAACGCGCAAGGTGGCACGAGCGTCGGCGCATCTGACGTCGCGAACGGCTGGGGGGATGGATATCTGGCTGAATACGGATCTGTCGTCGACTGCTCGGGCTCCACGGCGAGCGGCTGCAATCTTGCCGGTATGGCCTCCTATTCGAATTCGCAGATGCGCGCGCTGGGCGCGACATCGAACGACAACATCGGCTCCGGGTTCTATTCACTCGAAGGTGGGAACATCGAGTGCCATAACTCCAACGCCACAGGCAATACGCGATACGGCGTGGAGGAAGTTGGCCCAGGCCGCATCATCGGCAACAACCTGAATCTGGACGGCAACACGCTCGGCCCGGTCAAGCCGGTGCTCATCTTCGACAACAGCACGCTCGGGCCGCGGCTCACGACGAACGTTCAGTCCGACGCCCGCTTCGATGTGGTGGGCAACGGGCACCACTACTTCAACGGCGGCGAGGGTCTGCGCTTTGAACTTCGGCCGGGATCAAGCGGCGCGAATCGCGTGTATGTCCAGCCCGGCGCAGCCGGCAATCCAGCAACGATTGGTGCAGACGGAAGCGACGCCGTGATCGATCTTCAACTTCTGCCGAAAGGGGCGGGAAGCTACGTGAAGATCGGCGCGGGATTCGGCTCTGCTGTCACACCTAACGGCAGCATTGGCATCAAGATCAACGATGGCTCTATCGTTTTTCTTGCAGCCTATAAACCATGATTTCCACGGGGAAACGATGAACGAAGAACGGGGACGACGGAAATGCATAAGGACATGACTGCGATGGCGGCAAGCGGGGCAACTAGCGCGGCCGGCGTCGCCAGTTCGTGGTGGCTCTGGTTGATCGGTCATAGCGGTGCGGATCTGGTTACGGCATTAACCGCGCTGCTCATCGTGTCACAGCTTTTCTGGGGCTGGCGCAAGTTCTTAAAAGGTGCCTGATGAAGATTCGACTCGTCGAGGATTGGAGGCAGGCATGGAAGTGGAGCGAGATGCGCATCATGCTGCTGATGAGCGCATTACTCGCCGCCGCGCCGCATCTCGCACAGATGCTGGCCGATAACTGGCCGAGCGTCTATCCGTACGTGCAGACGTACTTCCCGGCGATCCCGCAGACGTTCTGGCCGGCGGCCGGTGTCGTGCTGGCGATGATCGCGCGCGTGATTGAGGTGGTCTGCCGTGAAAACGCTCAGTGACCTGGTGGCCGCGATTCTGGCGGTCTTTCGGCGCGCGCCAGCCACGGCAGCGCCAATTCCCGCGCGGGTCGTCGAGTCGTCCCATGTTGCGCCCGCACCGCACCCTGTCGTCGCCCCGGTGGTTCAGGTTCCTGTGATGCCGATCGTCAACCCTGAACCGTCGGTTCGAGAACCTACACCGTCAGTTTCGGCAACCGCGCCGACGTGGATCGACCTGTGCCGCCCGATGACCGAACACTTCGAAGGGTGTCGCCTAACGGCATATCAGGACGTGGGCGGCGTTTGGACGATCGGATATGGCTGCACCGGCACCGGAATCGCCGCGGGGGTTACGTGGACCGCTGAGCATGCTGAGTCGCAGCTCGTGCTACGCCTGAACGAGACGGCCGATGACGTTGACCGGCTCGTGAAGGTCGAGATCAATGCGGCGCAAAAGGCTGCGCTGGTTGACTTCGCCTACAACTTGGGCGTAGGCGCGCTCGGCACTTCGACGCTACTCCGGTTGCTGAATGCCTCCGACTTCGTCGCAGCGGCCAATCAGTTTGGCGAGTGGGTGCTCGCCGCCGGGAAGCCACAACCCGGACTCATCACGCGCCGCGCCGCTGAGAAACGGCTTTTCACCACAGGAGCATGGCAATCATGACCGCACTCATTATCACGTTCATCACCGCACACCTCGGCGTGCTGCTCGGACTGCTGACAGGTGCCGGCGGTGTGCTCTTCGGGCTGTTCCGGCATCAGCAGGCAAAGACCGCGACCGCCCAGGCCGCTCAGGTCAAGGCCGAAGCGCAGCAGCAGGTCGCGGCGCAGCAGGTCGCGGAGACGCAGGCCAATGCTGACGCCCAGAAGGCCGGCAGCGCGGCTGCCGTTGTGCGGACCGACATCGACAACCAGGTGGCGGCAACGCCGCCCAGCGAGGTGCATGATGAATTGCAGAACTGGACTCGCGGCAGCTAGTCTGCTCGCGCTCGCCGCGTGTGCATCGACGTGCCCGCCGACAGCGCCCGCGGCGCCGGCCGAAGTCGTCACGAAAACGCGCGTCGTCGATACCGGCTGCGACTGGACCCGGCCGATTTACCTGGACAAGTCGGACGTGCTGTCCGATGCGACGGCGGCCATGGTGCTCGCGCACAACAAGGCAGGGGCGAAGAACTGCGGGTGGAAGCCGTTGAAGTGA